TACACCAAGGTACCATCGTAGGGTTTACGTAGGCCCTACGAAGCGCATTAGAATGCTATTAAGAGCTTGAATACTTTGAGAGCGTCCATGTACTGACACATTTGGCCACGCATGATTATAGTGAGTTGCCATAAAATGCCATGATAGACCCAGAGTACGGAAATCGGACCTTTTCAGACCCTTATTCCAGACGGATCACGCCGATGACCAGGGCGATGCCATTGATAGCATCTCGGCTGAGCTCGAATGGATCGTATTCTGGATTATCGGAGACCATGAGGATAGTATGGTCTTTTTTGCCCGGCTTGATACGCTTGATGAGAGCGCCCTGGGTAGTATCGATGACATAGACCTTACCCCATTGGAAGAAAAGGTCGCTGAGTGGGACACGACGGCAGGCAACGATATCGCCAGAGGCATAATGAGGGAACATAGAGGATCCTTTGACCTGGATCAAGAAATCAGCATCCTTGAAAGCAGGAATCACATAGCGTTCACAGTCATATTCGAGAACTGTCTGTTCTGATGTGAGCGCACCAGCCATGGCTTCTACTGGAATGAGCGGAATGCCCTCCCCTGGTTTGTCCGTCAGGTGAGCTACAGGGATCTTTGTCTCCTCCTCTGGAGATAGTGGCTCACGAACCTTGTCTTGATAATCAGAGAGCAGCATCCTTCCATGACCAGTAAGCAACCATGAAGGATTTAGATCCGAATAGATTTCAAGTATTTTTTCTAACTTGTCAGAACCTATCGATCCTCCTGACTTCAAACTTTTTCCAAAAGAGTTATATGACATACCAATGCTCTTTTCAAAAGCGGATATCGATATGCCTTTTTCGTCTATAAATTCTTTTAATCTGTCAACTGAACTTGCCATAAGTGGATATTTCCATAATAATTTAACTTTCTTAAATGGAAATTTCCATACATAACATTTGGTAGGGTGTGGAATTTTCCATATCTTTGCAGCGTTAACAAGTTAACACGGGGCAAATATAGTAAAATTTCCTTAATATAAGATGATTTATTATGGAAATTGTCTAAAAATTGTGTTAACGCATACGTACAATATAAAATAACAAAGTAAACATGGCAAAGAGAATTGCTGTAACGAAGGAAAATCGTGAGTTCCTGATGAAAGCGTTCAAGATATCGAGGATAACTCTTTGGAAAGCCCTTGCATATCAGAATGACTCAGCGCTGAGCAAGAGAATCAGGACTCTGGCAGAGAAGCGCGGAGGCGTGATTCTGGAAGAGGTCGAGATGAACAATCCATCGACTCTGCATGATTCGGATGGTTGGATGCGCCAGTACTTCGGCAACGGTGCCTCGGTAGAGTTCAGCAAAGAGGATGGACATGCAGAGGTATGGATGCGCGGAGAGATGGTAAACCGATATGAGAACGTAAAGGTAGCAGAGATAGAGGCCATACAGAAAACTGCAATGGCATTATAATCACCCCAATCAAAGAGATAGACAATGGAATACTGTGGACAAAGGCTATGTATCAGCCAGACAGACCTGGTAGGAAGCGGAGTAATGACCGCAGCCTGCTACCGCCAGCTGGCACACCGTGGCAGCATCGAGGTGGTGCGCAAAGGCGGTGGACTTGGCAATATAGCCATGGTAGCCGTTGACAGTCTGCCTGACCGATATAAAGATAAGGTTGAAACCTTGTTCCCTGGAGGAATGCAAGAGCGACTGAAGGGTTGGATCTGTTCGAACTACGAGAGAGATCAAGCAGCAGTAGCCTGGTACCACGACAAAGGGAAGACCGGAATAGATCTGCCAGAAGAGAAGGTGAATGAGTATGTGGTGAATGCGAGTGTACTGAACTGCTGCATACAACTCTATGAACGAGCCACAACGGCTCAGAAGCTCTTCGGAGGCAAGTACAACTGGGATCAGATGGGTTCGGTACTTGAGATCCTGAAAAAAGAGTACAACCATACGTTACCGACCAGCGCCCTCCGACTCAGGAAGAAAGTGAATGAGTATAAAACGGGTGGTTATGCAGCGCTGATCAGCGGCAAATTCGGCAATCAGTCTGCCCGTAAGGTTGACCACAAGACCGAGAAGCTGATACTTGGCATAGCAATACTCCCGAATAAGCCTTGGAACACGAATGTGGCAGAGATGTACAATCAGTTTGTGACCGGAGAACTTGAGGTGTATGACCCAGAGAGCGGAGAACTGTTTGATCCCAATGACTGGTGTGACAAGAATGGTGAGCCGATGGTGCTGAGTGAATCGACCATCAACAATTACCTGAACAAACCGAAGAACCGAGTGCTGATAGAGCACGCATTGACGAGCTTCACCACATTCATGCACGAGCAGATGCCACACGTACACCGACATGCCGGAGAGTTCTCGCTGAGTCAGATTACCATGGATGACGTGGACTTGACCCGAAAGCTGAAGGACACGAAGCAAAGAGTACATGCCTATTACGCCTACGATGTGGTAAGCCAATGTGTGGTTGGTGCCAGCTATGCGAGGATGAAGGACGAAAGCCTTGTGGTGGATTGCTTCCGAGACATGTTCCGACTGATAGAGAAACATGGTTGGGGAATGCCTGCAGGTATCGAGGTAGAGAATCACTTGATGAGTCAGTACAAGGATGGATTCCTTCAAGCTGGAGTAGCTTTCCCATTCGTTCACTTCTGTGCCCCACAGAACTCGCAAGAGAAATATGCAGAGGCAATGAACGGAGCTAAGAAGAGATCGGTGATCCACAAGAACCATGAGGGAATCGGTCGATTCTACGGCAAAGGCAAATGGAGGACAGAAAGCCAGAAGATCAGCGACGAAACCAATGAGCTGTACGAGGACAAAGAATACTTCACATGGGAGCAGCTGGTGGCCGATGACCGAAGAGACAACGATGCATGGAACAACAGCCCGCACCCGAACCAGAAGAAATATCCAGGTATGACCCGATGGGAGGTTCTGATGTCGAATATCAACCCAATGCTGAAACCTCTGGATAAGCTGACCTTGAGCCGTTACATAGGAGAGCGAGTAGAGACAAGCATCAGGAGGAACTCCACTGTTCGTGTTGCCTACTGCGACTGGTGGCTATCGGACACCTCAGTACTGGAGAAGCTTCAGCCGAACGACTACAAGGTGACAGCCTACTACCTACCGGATGAACAAGGCAATCCGACCGATGTATATCTGTTCCAAGGAGACAGATACATAGATAAGGTCGAGAAGGTAGAGACCTACAGCCGCGTAATGGCCGAGCAGACAGATGAGGATGTGGCCAACTACATCGAGCAGCAGAAGAAGATCTCGAAATTTGGCAAGTATGTACGAGATCATGCCATAGCCAAGGCAGCCATACTGCAGAAGGAACCCGAGTCTCCTCCGGAAGATGAAGACCTGGAGGTAGAACTTCCGATTATAGAAGAGGATGCTGCAGTACCGGATCTGCCAGATGCAGAACCAGAGGATATGGTAAGAACAGCGCTGAATGACTTTTAGAATGTAATATCAACTTAAATATTAAATACAATGATTACAGCTGAAAACAAAAAGAAGATTCTGGCCGCCATAGTGGCTAACAGATCGAACTATCCGAGTGATGCCAAACATGCAGCCTCGTTGGGCATAACCACCAGCGTCTATAGCGCAGTAAAGAACGGACAGACCGAGCGCGTGATGAGCGATGCCAACTGGATCAGCATTGCCCGCCGTCTGGGAGTGAGCCTGAAGGGTGAGATAGAATGGAAGGCAGCCAAGACAGCCACATGGCAGTATATCAGCGCCCAACTGGAGTTGGCACAGCAATCGAGCCTGAGCGGCATCCTGTGTGATCTGCCCAATATCGGCAAGACCTTCACGGCAAGGAACTACGTACAGAGTCATGCCAATGCCGTGTATATTGATTGCAGCCAGGTAAAGACCAAGACACGACTGGTGAAGAAAATAGCCGAGGAGTTCGGCGTTGGAGCAACAGGCTGGTATGTGGACATCTACGAGGATCTGGTATTCTACCTGAGAAGTATAGATAACCCTCTGATCATTCTGGACGAAGCTGGAGATCTGAGCAACGAGGCCTTTCTGGAACTGAAGGCACTATGGAATGCCACGGAGCGCTGCTGTGCCTGGTACATGATGGGTGCAGATGGACTGAA